CCTATTTTGTGACCACGTTGGGAAAGAGTAGCCCGACTGTCAAACACTTGACTTTCTAGGCTCTCACATTTAGGGCATTTCAATCTTTACTCTCCTTTGTAATAGAAATAATTTCATCTTGATCTTCTCTTGTATAGTCCTTAAGTTCATCAAGATTACCAAAGTTTTTCCAATAAAAATCTTCAGCTTTTTGTTTTGTTTTAGCTTCTACTTCATAGTATCTAGTAGTAAGGCATTGAGTTTTAATAGTAAACTTCATAAGTCTTTCTCCCAAAATTTAATAAGTTTTTCTAATTCAGAAATCCGCTTTTTAGCGTTGTTTGTTTTCTCAATTTTTCTTATGTTGATTTGTTTCAACATGGCTTGAGTTTCCTTCTCTAGTTCTTCCATAAAGTTCATAGTTAAACCTCCAAAATAATAGACACTATCTTTCTTTTCAATAAAGATATACACTCTTTGGGATCTTTATTATGTAAGAAATCAGTGTCAATAGAAGAGCCTGTAATCCTACAGGCTCGGTGGTAAATACTCTCTAATTCCCAAAGAGTTTGGTAAGTTTTTCTTTTGGTCATTGGATATACTGGCTCATTGTTTTTATACCGGTAGCAGCTTCAAACTTTTGTAAAGCTTTTTTATTCATCCCTCCTATGTGCCAATGATGTAAAATTTTTGGTGTTTCATCTAGCTTGTAATCGTAAACAGTAAAGTCTTTAGTCATCCATTCGACTGATACTTTTCCGTCACCATCATTAATAGTAGGAT